TTGTGTAGTTGGCGCCCATGGATTGGTTTCTTCATCCCGTTGTTGAATATCAGAAATACATCTAGGCTGTAATGAGCCTTGCATAGACAAGGAAACTCGCAATGCCTTAACAATCTTAACGACTGCATAAATAACGGATAAAGAAGCGAAAAGACCGCATGCATATTGTACATGTTTATCTCTTACAGACTTAAAAAGTTCAGGAAGAACTCCACGACGTTTATGGATTTCTTGCAAATAAGCATGTTTCTTAGCCTCTACAACACCTGCGTAGCATATAAAGAAATACAATACGCATATTCCACAGGTAAAAAAGGATAAAGAATATGATAAACGGGACAATACAGCAGCAATAAAAATAGTACATAATGCATAATTAAGTGCATATGTTCTAAGAGCTTGTCCAATCCAGTCCTGACCAGCATACAAAATGCCGGCTTTAACGTAATCATTGTCCATGGCCTTTTCCGGAATCCAGCTTGTCCAATATGAATAAGGTGATTCAGCGAGTGAAGCATATCCAGTTAATAAAGCGTCTACTGCATAATCCTCAATACGTGTTTCTGCTATCAATTGGAGTTTCTGGACGACGATAGAAGTAGAAGCTACTTTATCTTTGATCGTAGTTGCAATACGTTCTCCAAAATGAGGCTCCATTTCACAATTGCACGTATTTGACATACGATTGCATGTCGGGCAAATTTCGATAAGACTAGCAGGATCCTTGAAGGAATCCACAATACTAGTCTGTTGTTTATCGTGTGAAATAGCCTTAGAAATAACGATATTAAGGTATTCATGGATATTTAAATCCTTATGAAGCACTTGCCAAGAACTAAAATTTTGCTTTCCTTCGCCATCTCCGATGGGCTTTTCAATATCGATAAGCCAAATATCGTTGATAGTATCAAGAGAGCCAAAAGCATCCAAAACTTTCTGTGAATCAAGCATATTGTCTGTTAAAAATTCTGGACGTACTTTAAGCGTGACGTGGAGATGTGCGCGACGAAGAATGGACATGGGATTGTTGGAGGTAACACCAGCATGTAACTCTTTTACATTTGTTGTAATAGTTAAGCATCGCGGTTCAATGGAAACTTTTCCTTTATTCGCGATATCTGCCATAATGGCAGCTTGACGAATATTATTACAAATAGTAATTATCCAATCAGATGGGGCGGTTTCCCAAAAGTCAGCTTTGGAGTTTCCATAATCGTCAAGCTTGATACCAGTTACATAAGAACGGTAAGAGGACATGTATTTGTCTTTCTCATCAAGAGTTACGATGTGATCGGGTGACGACGGTGCATTAATGGCCTTAAGTGCTGCGGCCAAAGTTAAGTCAGCAAAAGTAGATTTACCGACTCCAGAATTCCCATAAATTTTAACACATAATGGTGATTTCCGCAAACCACCACGAACGCGTGACGAAACAAAATCTGCTCTAATTTTGGATAAAGCTTCCCATTTTTGTTGAACAATCTTCTTCTCTGTGCCATTTGGCATAGTTTTGTACAAGGTATTCAACGTATCAATGGTATCACTCAAATCCTTATCAAATTCTGATTCGTCTTTGCCAGAAAATTTTTGTAGGTTTCCATTGCGAACGAACTCCCATTCACTTTGTAATTGAATATATTTTTCTTCAAGTTCTACGATTTGGTTAGATGAGAAAAGGAGTGGTTTGATTGATCCACTTAGAAAGCACTGGTAGGCGCCTTCAGCAAAAAATGATATAGTCTCTACGACTGCATCAATAAGATCAACTGCATTGGCCTGTTTGTTTAAGGCCTCAACAGCAAATATCTCAAAGTTACCAAGTGATACGGAAACGCGATCGGTAATTCCAAGTGTAACAAGAAGAGATACTACACGAGAGATCTTTGCAAAAGACGGTGAATTGACAAGTAATTTCCAGTTTGTGAGAGCACTGGACATGTCGTTCAACCATTTAGGGCGCTCGGTAGATTGAGGTGTCATATCAGAAAAGAGATTTGTAGCAATCTTCTGAATCTGTCCGAGTAATGACGTTTGGTTGTGAGTTTTAACGTAA